TTGAAACGTTTTCGGATCTTTCGTACCATCAGGATACATCCCACTCGAAAGTACGAAATGGATGTCGCTTTGTGAGATTTGCACAAAGACCAACGGTTCGCCGCCGATGACATTCGGCTGCAACACAATGTTCATTGCGTCCCGCACCCAAATCGACGACGGTACGAGATAGCGAGTTCGGCCAAGTTCACCAGAATTGCCCGCGATCCGGTTTCCCATCATCCGCGTTAGTTCATACTGCGGCACCGCCATGCCGTCAATCAAATATGACAAAATAATGTGAAAGATTGATGGTTGCAGCGTTTTGGCAACCGCACGAAAGAAGGCAAAATGTTCATCCGAAAGCTCATACCCTTGCAGTAATTCTCGTGAAACGCGCAATTCCGTGGTTGCAATTTCGGCTAATCGCGTAACAACGGTCGAAATGATAGGATCAACGCGATAATAGTAGCGGGTTGCGCGGATAATTGCGCGATAGTCAGCCGAAGATAACGCAGTCGAGCCGGAGCGAAACCCGCGAAACCCAGCAAGCGGGTGTCCCTGCGACGTGTCAAGCGTTTGGGAATATGAACGTGCGTTCGGTAGTTGGCTCATCGGTCTCTCCGTGAGTGTTGTATAATTGGTCTATTTGTGTGATTGGTACAATCCCTTCGGCAGCGCAAGCCGGCGGCGAATGCGTTGCGTCGCTTGGCTCTTGATTGCAACCGCGAAACAGATTAGTGCAGCGAACTGGTGATCGTTCGGCGATTGACCATGCCCTTGCTCGGACAGAATGAAATACGACGACGATCCACCGCGTGAAACCACCCGCGTAATGCGTTCAATCTCCGAAATAAGTTCCTGATCAACTTCTGGGAATACAATCATTCCATCTGAAACCATTTGCACGAGCGTCGCTGCACCCACAGACTTGACGTAATCCGTGATCTCTTCGCCCTGTGCGTCGTATCCAATCCCCATCTTGCCGTGAAATTGCACGCTATGAATGACGGAGCGGTAGTAGTTGCGATCATACTTCTCGTTGTGTTGCAGAGTATGCACAATATGCAACCCGCCTCCGCCGGTACTGGTGTCAATCGCAATAAGCGTCGGTTTGTAACTTGTCGCCAACCAATCTATAATTTTTACTTGCGTGTCGAAATCTACACGTTTCAAAACCACTTTATGCGCAATTTGCCACGGTTGATCTGTGTTTTTGCCAAGGATAACGATAACGGTCGGATCGACAAACCCGCAATCTATACCAAACGCGATGAGTTGGTACGGTAACGACGGGCGTTCGATCACGGAATAGAAAGGTTCGCCAATTTTTAGTTCTCGTTCAGTGTAGATCGATGGCGTGTAGTCAATCGGTTTCGTTTGAATTTGTTCGCGATGCAACAATACTTGCACCGCTTGGCCATGGTTGCCCAAGACTAACTGTTGATACGCATCGGATTGTTCCCCTCCATAACGTTTTTTGTTCAATTCATCCTGTTCGATGGTGTAAAATGGATTATTCGGAGCCGGAATATGATATTCTTTAAATCCTGATGATGGTTTACTTGCAAAATACAATAATGAATTGCGCATACCGTTGGGTACGCCCGTGACAAATACTTGCGCACTTTGCTCCCAATCGTTTAATGCCGGTGCAGCCTGTTGCCAGCTCTCTTCCGAAAACAATTGTGCCTCGTCAACGTACATTTTGCCAACATGCAACCCGACTAATTGATTATTTCCGATACCGGTACTCCGAACACGCAATAGCACTTGTTCGCCCGTTGGAAACCGAAAATCAAAAACGCCATCGGAACGATTAATATTGTGAACATATTGGCGCAATAACGGAGACGCACGCAACCGATCATACAATCGTTTCATGATCGGTTCAACCTGCGCCTCGTTATTAGCCAACAATAGAACTTCTTTCGTGTCCGGCAGTCGCGTTTCGTGCTGAAAAATATCGCACAAAATACGATCTTCAACGAAAAGTGAATTATGCGAAACCACAAAATCCGACAAATACACGTGATGCTCGTGCACTTGAATAGCATATGTAAGCGTTGACGGTTGTTGAGTTATGCTAACGATGGGATCGAAAAAATACCAGTCGTCGGTATAATTCAACGGAGGAAGAACGGAAGCAACCGCAACGCCCGGCACGCGAAATTGTTTGAAAAACCGGAAAAGTGCGATGGGATCATCAATGATAATTGTCGTGTTGACGACGCGAAAAAATACTCCAAATCGCAGTAAAATACGACGCAAGATTTGAACATTTAGTTCCGTGATGACATCAATTTTGATAACATTTCGCGAAATATCCGCGTATTGCGCAAACAACGCTTCGATAAATGCGCGAAATTGCTCTTTTCCTTCGTTGAACAATTCGTTTGGTAGCTTTGTTTGCTGATGCACTGAGAAATGATAGTCAGTATTGAATCGTTTCGCGAAATATCCGTAGGTTCTTCCCATACGTTTTGACACATCGCTGAGCATCCAATAGTATTTTTTGCCGCGCATTAGTGCAATTGCGCCATCAGATCGCTCGTAAAAATCAATATTGAGCGATTGCGCAATGCGAGCAATATCATCACGCACGTGCTTTGTTCGCGGATACAATCCGATCACTTTTTCATCAGGTTCGAGAAACCAATATCCTAATAGTCGTAATTCATCAGGCTTGGTAAACCCGCGTTCATAAACTAACCCGTCGGGAATAGCACCAACAACCGCGATTTCATCACCTACCTTTAACTCGCTTAACGCAATATATCCGTGCCTTGTCAATAACGGGTGTTCTTTTGTTGCTTCGATGCTATACCCTGATTTTGTCGTCACGCGAAACACCGGTTTGCGCCCGTTGTAAAAAATTACCGCCGGCGCGTTTACTAATTTCATATTCTTTGTAACGGCAATGATTTCAAACGGAACGGGTTTCGTGGGAATAAGCACTCGCCGCCGCTCGTACTCTTGGATAATTTGCCCGATTTTTTTCCAACCAAATGGCGTCAAAACCTGTGCAGTCACCGGCTGGCATTTCCCGATTGCGCGACCGCCACGCGCCGCGACTGCTGGTGATTGATCCGTCAACAAATCTTTCTGATACCAACGATACGAAAACGTGCGTTTGGGCCAGAGATGTCGCTGCGTTTGGCCGTCTTTCGTATTGCGCAAAAACTCGCCAAACCATACCGGATCATCAAGAATTTCAAGTAACGCAAGTTCGCTTTCAGTTAATTTCTGTGTTATTGCCATGATCTGCTACTTCTTTATCGTTAATAACGACGGTCGCATCTTCGATTTCGATACTTTCTTGCGCGGGCGTCGCTGGTTCTTGTTCTTCCGGCTCGCTTTCCAACACGACGCCTGCAAAGTTGCCCGTCAAGATTGGATTGATCTTTCGCGCTTTCGCGGGCCGGATCGAAACCGGATAGTTTTTCCGCCATCTGTATTCCCTCGGCTTTAGGTCGAACCAAACCGAGCGTTCGTCGCGTTCAAGCGCCACCATTTCGCGACATTGCGAACATTGAAATGCGACAACGTATCGTGTGTGATCGTGTACCGGAGCAAACCGACCAACCATTACGTGACATTTCGGACAGATAACCCGCGTCAATCGTTGATCGAGAAACTGTTTCGCGGCCTCCTGCAATGACGCGATGTACTCCGACACGCTATCCGAACCGCTTGCTCGTCGCGTTTTGCGATCTATTCCGAGCTGCCGCTCTAATTGTTGATTCGTCGCAAGCAATTTTTGAATAAGTTGCGTTGTTTTTTCAATGTTCGCCGGGTCGAGCGATTGACTGTCGCTCATCTCCTGCAACATTTCGTGCAAATCCTCGATAATGAGCGCGTTTGAGATCAAGGCGCGAAGATTATCTTTGTCATTCGCGCTGTTAACTGAACTCAAATCATACGCTTGTTCGTATTCCGCGAGTTTGTCGCGAAATCGCTGCTCGAAAGATCGACGTTTCATAGAAAGATTACTTGCACTTTCTTGCGAGTTTTATTGTAGTTCTAGTACTATCACAGAAACGCAAAAATAAAAAACCGGCACGATGGCCGGAGGAGAAAAAAGAAGAGAGCGACGATATTTGTCGCTCTTGGGTAAACGTATATGCTTACATGTACATCAGGATAACGATTTTTCGCTTGACGCTATATTGTTCGCTACCTTCTTTCACGTCGGTCACAACGAAACTGTTCTTGTCGATAATGAAAGAAACGCGCTCGTGGTTCATCTCGACTACGCGAACGTCAAACAGACATACATTGCGAAGGTTGGAAACTGACAATGACATGAAGCACGGGTATGTGGGTTCGTTGAGAAAAACGGTCGCTTCATGGTTGTCGAGAGCTTCACAAAGCTCGATCACCGCATCTTCGTTCTCCCACACCGTTACCCGCCACTCCTGCGTTCGATGGCGTGGGAAGTGTTGCTTGACATACCAAACATTTTCGTTCTTCTCCGACGGTCAAAGCCGTGTTCGCGCAAAATTCGATTTTGAGAAATCTTAGCGAATTGGACAGACACCCCCGGCGCACTCATTGTCAAACACTGTTGCATCTTGATACGCAATCTCAGCATCAGTGTTTGCGACGCGACGTTGTTTAATCTCTTCCCACATCGCCTTGTATGTCGTTTCGTCAATCTCTTCATACGGAGCCTGATCGAACCCATGATCCGAATGTCTCAGGAATGAAACCGATTTGATCGCCTCTTGATAATGATCGCGCAACCACTGCTTTATCGCTGGCAACTCATCATCGCGATAATAAACTGTCACGCTTACCGCATTATCCGCCCACAATGTTGCCGCCATTTTCACCATTTCCAACTGCTCAATTGCCGAAACATCACGGGCAACTTTTGCATTTTTGGGAGCGCGACACGGAATAGCGACTAAAACAGTAGTTGTGTCCTCGCTTCCATCAAAATTGCGACGATATTCAACCGGATACCCCAGTGATTTCGCGTAATCCACTAACGGATTTGCCGCTTCCATCGCAATCCGGCGGACGAAATACTTTGCATACGCAGGGTGTACGCCCGGCGTTGTACCGGCCAGCAACGATAACGTTCCCGAAGGCTTAACCGTCGTCAATCGGATCGACGGTGTCGATTGCTTGTTATTCAATTCACGAAGATACTCGTATCCGGCACCGATCCACGCTAACCGTTCCCGCGAACATTGCATCCATCCGCTGATACTCATGCCGATGCGCTGGTTGCGATGCACAACCTCGCGGCTCCGATCCCATTGATACGGCATCTGCGTAATCGCTTTTTGCAGCTTATACAGGAGATAGACAGCGTCAAAAAATTGGTTGCGATTACCGAAATTAGGTAAAAATAACTCACTTAAATTGCAAAACTCGTAGCTTTCCAGCGGGATTTCACCGCATGGATTGATGCCGGTTGCGGGATCAAACAATTCTTCCCCGATACGGCCATATTTCCGCACTGCATACGGATTGTACAACCCGTATGGCTCACCATTTCCGTTATACCCTTCCCAAAAAAGATCAGGTAATTCGTTAATATCTGTGCAAATAACTGTATTATTTGAGAAAGCACGCCAATTCGGAACGCTGCCTAAATCCCACCGTTTCGCCTTCAAAAACTCCGCATCGTCGGCGTACCCAAGCGCAATCTCCGCCGAGCGACGAACGTTGCCTGAAATAACGATGGAACCAATAATATTTGCGATGTCCAAAATATCAATTGACGTAATGCGTTGACCAGCGCGTCGCTGCAAAAGCGACGCAATCTGTTGCACGCCGTAGACCAACGGTTCCGGCCCGCTTGCTACTCCACCAAATCGCTTAATCGGCGTTCCTTTTGGACGGACTAGAATAGTTGAATATGCAAATGATTTTCCAGTTACAAAAAACGAAGTTAGTACCTCACGCAACAGTTTCACCCACCCTTCGCGACTATCGGGTACGATAAAATCAGCGTCCGAAGAGGGAATATGATCGATAGTCACGTTTGGCTTGACCGGAGGAAACTTATAATACTGAGTTGTTGAAAATCCTACCCCACATCCTAGCATCAGACTATCAAACAAAAAGCAAAAATCTTCGATATTTTGAATGTCAACATACGCACAATTGAGCAACGAATTAGCACCGAGATGCCGCACCGTATCCGTCCCCAATTGCCACAGCATGCGACCGCCCGGCAGTGCGCGAAAGTTGAACATGTGGTCGAACAAACGTTCGGCTTCGTCTTGCGTGTATCCGGCCCCGATCTCTTGCGCCCCCTCGATTACCCGCTTGAGCGTGTCTACCCACGTTTCCGCCATGCCATCGTCGCGCTTGCGGCTGTAGGTGCGATAGAACACGAGTTCGCCAAGGCCATCGTATCCCCATGCAATTGGTTGCGTGCGGTACTTTTCAACAAAAGAAAGATCAAGCATGCAAGCCTCCAAGACAGCTAGACTACGGGCCGGTACAAAAGTTGGTCATGAAATAGTTCTGCAACACGGTCAATCGCACAATTGTAACAAAGAAGAGCAACAGGAAACGGTGCATTGGCATTTGCCTCTTTTGTTGCAGTTGTAAAAAAACGAATAGGTTGAGAAAAAAGAACTAAGCTGTGACGACCACGAGTTAACAACGACCACCAGCGTGTACTAAACCGAGCTGGTACAAGAACCGCCATCGGTAAAGTTGTTGCATAATTTGCAACCTTTTGTGCAAAAGGTACAATATATCCACCATACGGAGGATTGAGAAAAACAGAACGATATTGAGACCAGTCAACAAGAAGCCCGTCACGCATCGTTGGATCGGGATGATCAAACCCGCACCAGTGGTGTGCTTGCACAATTTGTTGTGCGACTGTATTGCTTGCCGGGTCTAAGTCTATAACTCCAAGCAATTGCTTCACTCGTGCAACAATCCATGGCGGGGTATACCATTCATAATGAACTGACATACTCAATACTTTATGCATTACTACCCTCCGGTGCTTCCAAATCCCTGCTCACCGCGCTCGGTACTATCTAATGTTTCAACACGAACTAATTGCTCGGCAAGAAATGGAACAATTACTAGTTGTGCGATACGATCCCCGCGCTGGATTAATCGCGTCATTTTATGGATCGAACTAGAATGTGATGGTTGCCAACTGATCAAAACTTTAATTTCTCCACGATACGAAGGGTCAATTGTGCCGTGAAACACAAATAGTCGTTCTTTGAATGCTTTTCCGCTTCGACCACGCACAAGCCCGACGTATCCTTCGGGGACAGCGATTTTTAGACCAGTATTGATAACAACCCACTCCCATGCCGGCAGTTCGATAGTTTCGCTCGCAATCAAATCAATACCAGCATCACCGTCACGCGGCGAGCGATAGTCGAGATCAGACGGTGCGACGATGGGAATGCTTGGTTTGTGTGTCATTTCGTTTCTCCGCTTTCTGATGCTTGGTGTCATTATGCAACAAATTGTACTGACTTTACTTGTCATAACACGATGAGATCGCAGGCTCGACCACAACGTACTGCCCCATCCTTGGCATGCATTTTCGCGCCGCTTTTTCCATACTCTGCTTCAAAATCATTGACGCGTCTTGCGCGTAGTCATTCGTTGTGTGCAAAACCAATTCATCGTGTACGGTCAAGATCAGCCGCGCTCGCGCTGGATCGAGGTCTTTCGCAACGTACACCATCGCCAACTTCAACATATCCGCGCAGGTACCTTGAATTGTCGCATTGCTTGCTTCGCGACCAATCGCGGACAACGCTTTACGACCCGCATTACGCAGATCGAACATGCGTTTGCGTCCTAACGCTGTGCGAACATACCCTAACCGTTGCCCCTGCTGCGCCGTTTTATCGAGCCACGCACCAGCTTTCCTAAATGCCTTTTGCTTCCAGTTGTCGATAATTTGCTGCGCCTGCTCCGGCGTGCATGTAACACCAAGCGGCGCTAATTGTTGAGAGATCGTCTCGCTTAACGCCATGCCTGTGATGCCGTATGCGATCCCGTAGCTCGTTGGTTTCGCTGCATTTCGCAACAACGAATACGGCGCAACTTTCTTCTTGTCCAATGTTGCATTCTTTGCTTCGGGGTAGAGATCACCAAATGCCTGCCGAACAACGTATAAGTGAATGTCTTCTTCCCCCCGCGCCGAACGCACAATGAGATCACCAAGCACTTCATCACCCGACATATCCGCCAGAATGACTAACTCGATACCGGCGAAATCTGCGATTACGAGCGAATGATCCGGTTCCGCCGCGATACATTGCCGCAAGGATGGAAGACCAATCGGTTTGATTTTTTCGTCTTTCGGTAACTGTTGCAAATTGCTGCTAAACCGCCCCGTACTTTTCGCGCCTAACTGCTTAAACCATGGGTACAACCGGCCATTGTGGTACATTTCCCTGAGCGTCTTGACAAAACTATCATCGAGTTTATGGATCGCAATTGTATATGCATAGAGGTTTAACAACGGGTTGCGATACTGTCTATATGATTGCAACAATGCTTCAGCTTCCGGCGGGATAGCAACATCAACCGTATGCGTCGCGTCCCACCGTTGCATATCTTTTGCCGAGAGTGACGGATTACCGTCTTTGTCAACAATTTCGATCCCGTACTGTTGCAGCGCTGGCCACAATTGCCCGTAGTTCCAGACGCCATCTTTGCATACCGGCTTGCTATTAATGTTAATTGTTTGCGGAACAACAAATAGTTGCGGCGTATGCCGTGATTGGTGCTCCGCGATCCTCAACGCCGCCGGTTGCAGCGCTTCTTGCATTAGCCGATCAGCGAGTGTTCGTTTTTCATGTAACACTGAAACAAATGTTTCAAATCGTTGCCAATCGAACGGAACGCCGCCGAGTTCCATCTCAACCACGACCGGCAACAAGCGCATTTCTAATTCCGCGATCTGCTCTAGCTCATTTGTTCTGAGATCAACGAGCTGCAATTCTCGCACCGCCAGCGTCGTTAGCGCATCGAGTGACGCATAACGATAATGCGTATCGGTCATCGTCAAGGTTCGACCGAACGCGGTAAAATCGGCGCGGATCGTTTTGTCAAGTTCTAACCCGATACGACGCGCAACGATTTCTTTCAACGAATTGCCGTAATCGAGGCCGGCGAATAATACAATTTCCGAGAGCATCGTGTCATAATACGCGCAAGATCGAAGATCAAAATCATACACCCGCGCCAAAAATTTAAGATCAAAACTCAAATTATGACCAACAATCAATCGGCCAAACAGGTTTCGATGTAACCACGCTCGCAATTCGTGCGGATTGATCGACGAAACATCAAGCACGATTGATGTTTGCAAGCTATCCGCAATCGAGATGAGCAACACTTCGTTGCGCTGCCAGTCTAACCCTGATGTCTCTAGATCAACCGACACAATATCGCCTTCAACCGAAACGGTTACTAAATCAGTCGTTGCGTTGACAACTGTCACCTTCGCATTCTGTATCTGCTCAGCCAGCGTCTGCCCAATCCTCTTCGCCAGCGTCGTCTTGATCGTCTGCGAGATCATCGAGTGCGGTTTCAGAGATCGGTTCATGTGGTACTCCTTTCTTATGCAAAAACACTCGTGAGGACTCGCTCTTTCGCGGCCTTCCACGCGGGCCGCAGTCTGGAATAGAGCCGTCGTACCAGCGATCTTGCGTTTTAAGCGTTTGTTCGAGCCAATCCCAAAAGTATTCCGCCGCAAAACAATAAATTGTGCGTTCTTTTTGATATTTTGTGTCGGTATGAAAACACGCCAACCCGCGTAACGCCCGCGTTGCACGAACGGTTAACGATTTCCCTTTCGTATCAACCGGTTCTAAACTCTCCAAAAACGGTTGGTTCATAACCGGTCGCTGGTAATCATTGAGTGAAACGCCAAGATGATCTTCGAGTTTCTTCAAATATTCCGCTGGAATAGCGACAAAAAACACGTTCGAGAACCCGTATTTGAACAAAAACAACGCAGCGATCACGTTATATTGCTGCATTGCGCGATAATTTTCATCGAGCGTCTCAAACCAATCCATCTGCAATCTGATACATTTCTCGTTACCTTGGGTAAATTGCGCGGAGAATTTAACCTCGATCATCAACACCGCGCGAGTCGGTAACGTGGCTAACACATCTCCACGCATTCCGCCCGCGCCGGATTGCGGAACACGTTGCGCATAAAACCCGAACGAACGAATGTTCGCAACCGCTTTGTATTCTGCTCGTTTCCCGCGCCGTTGATTGAGGTTAACCCGCTGTCTGTCAGTTTTCATTTTATACCTCACCGCCATGCGTGTTCGAGATACTAAAAATCGCGCAATTTCAGGCGGTATCCCGGTTGATTGGGACAATTTGTGTAGTTGTGTAATCGTTCGTTTTGCAAGATACGACGATCTTGGCAGTTTAACCGGCGTAACTACTTCCGTTTGTTGTTTTCGCGCCTCTGCTAATTGTCGCTCTCGTTCCTGTTTGCGCAATTTTGCTTGTTGCTTGCGCAACCGTTCCTTCTGCCGCTGCGCCGCTTTTCGCGCTTTTTCGCGTTCGCGCTGCAACAAGCGCTGTTCGCGTTTTCGCTGCCGCAACACTTCTTTATTGACACGGCGCACCTTCTTTGCGCGGTTTGCCTTTTTTGTGGCACTCTGCTTTTTTGTTAATTTTCTCCGTTTTATCGTGGTAATTGTCATAATCACTACATGTGATATTGCTCGGACATCCCCAAAAACGCAAGTTTGCGCGAATGATAGAGCACATTTGCCGAACCAGTCGGGCCATGGCGATTTTTCTTGACCGACACCCGCGTGCGCGCAACGCCTTGATGATCGCGGCTTTCGTAATCAATATCAATGTGCAACCACAGCGCCGCATCTTTTTCGGGATCGGTGCTGTCGCGGATTGTCCCCTTCGTTTCATTAACTTGCGCGGCTAACACAAATGCAACATTGTGTTGTTTTGCAAAATCGCGAATGCGCTTAATCGCGCTACTTAATCCATAATGCATATTATCGCCTTCGTATTTTAACAATTGCAGATAGTCCACGAAGAACACCTGTACATTGTGCTCAACATGCAATGCCCGCGCCGTTGCGATAATGTCATCCGCGCCAAACCCTTCGGCCTCGATGATGTACAGCGGCAGTTGAGCAATTTCTTCGGTTGTTGCCTTAATAAGATCAATCAATTCTGATGCAATCGGTGATCCGTCAATATTCATACCATTCCGAGCGATCCTGCTATCAATTCCTAACAAGTTCGCAACAAACCGCGCAACCAGTTGCGGACGCGGCATTTCTAATGAGAAAATTGCAACCGGCGCGCCTTCAGATTGATCTAAATGATAGTTCCGCGCCATATTCAGCGCCGAAGCGCCAATCAACGCGGTTTTGCCGCCGCCAGATCGCGCTGAAACAATCGAGATTTCGCCGCGTGGCCATTCCCCGCCGATCATTTGATCGAGCCACCCCAATCCGGTACGCAACCAGCGATAATTACCAGTTCGCCGCGCTTCAAATAGTGACAAAAACTCATCCACGCCGGATTGGATCGTTATTGAGCGTACATTTCTCGGTAATTCGCGCTCAATCACGTGAAATAGACGCGTAATATCAGGATCGGTTTCAGCCGAAAGTTGACGAAAATGCTGGCTAACTTCGTATAATGCGCGCTTTTTCTGCAATCGCGATAATTCGTCGATGATTGGAAACGGGTCAACTTGTACCGGTAGCGACAATTCTTGTGGCAACGGTTCGCGATAAAACCGAGCAATGCCGTCTTCCGTCACATCGCCGTACAACACAAAACTTTGCCGCATCGCGTCAAACAGCAACCGCGTTCGTTCGTCTGCAAACAAACGTGGATCGAGCGCAGGGATAAGGTGATGATATTGGCGATCACGCAATGCGAGCAACAAACGCATCTCCAACGCGGCGTTGGTATAGTCAGCGATAGGTATCATGATAAAAACCCTCGCGCTAATTGCAGAAATCGCAAATACGGAATAGCAGTTTCGATGATCGTTCGGTACGCTTCTTCACCATACTGTAAAATATACGTATCAATATCCATCTTTTCGTGCTGAAACCATCGGTTATTGCCCCATAATGGTAATAGCGCAACAAAAATACGTTGCGTAAACGGCAACAAACCAGTAGCAAGGTCAACAATAGCGCGATATACGTCGTAATAGTGGCGCAGTTGGTTGTCAAAGCAAATAACAACACGCTGTGATGAAAAAATCTGAAGATCGCGGCGTGACCGAACGCCGGGGAACGCGACGGTTGCAATGTCGGCTTGTTGCGACGCAATCGCTTTAATTTCTCCCTCGGTAATCACGAGCGTTTCCGGTTTTACTCTTAAGACATCCGCGTTATACACAATTGTTGCTCCGCGCAAAGTTGCAGAATTGCGCAATGAAAGATACTTTGGTTCCTCATTTGCGATACTTCTTCCTCGCAAATCGTATACTATTCCGTTCAACAAGTACGGGAATACGATCCGATTGGCAAGAAACGGTTGTTTATTGACTGCAATACCCGCTTTTTCTGCAAACTCGCTACTGTACAAAATGTGAAACGACGCGGGAACATAACCGATCTGAAACTGCTCGATCATCGCATCGCTAATACCGCGTCGATGCAACCACGCTCGATGCTGCTCGTCAAGGCAACTATGATAATACGCAGCGAGTTCGGTGTATAATTGACGAAAAACAGCAATTTCTTCGTGCGAAACAACAATAGGTTGATGAGTAAAACTGCCCGATTGGCGAAATCCACAATTAAAACAATATCCAAAACCATTGTGCGGCGTTACGTAAAAGTTACCTTTCTTACATTCCGGGCACGTTGTTTTGTAGCCCTTCGCCATACGCCACCCTTTACCCTTTGATACGATGACAAGGTTCCCGCAACAATTGCTTGCTACGGGAACCAATTGCTTAATCGTCAAACAGCTCTTCTTCCGCCGCCTGCTCGTGTTGCTCGTTCTGCTCAACCGTCACCAGACGCGGCAACAACTCAATATTGCTCGCAGTCAACATGTCACTATATGACAATGTTCCGTCAAGCAACTGTTGCAATACGTCGTGATTGACCGGTGTCGGCCACGTTGTCAGATCATAATACGATGTAATCTCTGGCAACGATTGCGGACGCTGCGCGAGGAAGTGAGTCAACGGCTTGCCGCCCTCCCCGCGCACTCGTTTCATGACAATCAAATAGTTCGTGATGTCAAGCTGTTGCGCGTTGCCGGTCAGCGGATCGGTTTCAACGAGGCTCAAGAACAACTGATACAATTTATCAATCGCGGCTTCTCCAATCGCAACGCCATCGCGAATTCGCGGCACTCCGCGAAACTCCAAAATCGCCGGCTCATTACGCAGCTCCGCATGTCGCGCAATTGCTTGCGGGAACGAACCATTGACATTTGGATACACAAGCGTCACCGAGCCATCCTCCGCAACCTGGCGCACTACCCGCGATACGTCAAACACGGGGAACAACGTTAGAAAATCGGGACGCAACGCTTGTTCTTTGACCTCATCAGGCAATTGCATTTGTGCAATTACGCGACTAATGGGATCGTTGCGATGCTCGCCAATCCATTTGTTGCCACGCTTAACTGCTAAAATGATCGGGCGACGAACCCGCTTGTCGTTCGGATTATACCCCCACACCGGAACCCACTGTTTTGTTTCCGGGTCTTGCGCGATCCACCGACGAACCATAACAATTGGGTCGCCAACGATGCGAAACGTGCATTGGCTCTCGACCGGAATTGACAAAAATACTAAATGGTATGGCAACTTTTGCTTCGTTTCCTTCGGCTGTCCGCTGGTTGCAATGCTAAACACGTCCATGAGACTACTCCTTTCAATGCTATCCCGCCGATTGCTTCGCCTTCAAATACGAACGAACTGCAAGTTTACGCTCTAGCTCGTCACGCAACTTTACCAAATACTTCGTTGACATGTCGCGACGATGCTTGTTCACGTAATCCAACACAATTTGCCGCGCTTCTTCCCACGTAATCACGCCGTTATTCTCTTGCGCGTACTCGCTCAACATCGTGAGCAGTTCCTTTAACATATAATCAAAATCCTGCTTCATCTTCCGACCGGACGCTCGGTACTCGATAAACTCGTCGTCTTCCACTCGTGTCATCGCTTGCCTCCGTTACATATAAGCAACAAGACCATAACCTTCACGCTCGAAGTATAGCACGGTTTTGAAAAACCACCAAAAGAATTTTTTCGCGCAACTATACAGACATCAGTAGTTGCTCTCTCGAAGCAATTGCGTCAGATCGCTCGTTTCTTCGGCGTTGCATAGACGCGCAACCGGTCGTCTAACTCTTGCTGTTCTGATGCTAATGCTTCAAGCATCGTTTTTGCTGATGCAACGTTGCTATACGAAAAATCCGGCGTTGACCAATTCGAGAAAACGGCGGTTGATGACGCAATGAGTGCGCGTCTCAGTAAAATCGTTGCGGCGAGAACAATAATCGCTTCATCGTTTTGCTCGACAACCGGCGGCGGAGACATGGTAAACGTTGCAGCAGGATTACGTACAATGTCGTATTCATTCGGCAACGGGGTTAGTTCAACAATTCCCGCCGGTGTCTCAACCAAATTGCCGCCGCGATTAAGCGATGTCGTATAGATAAAATACCTCCACGTCCATTTTTGCGATAGTGACGGAATTGCATTAACTAACGCCGTGCGAATGAATGGTTCGGAATACTGCGGCGGCGAGTAAATATCACCCATTCGAACCCGAACGAATGAAATGAGATAATCAAGGTTTGTCGGTGTCGTGATCATACGACCCTCATTTTTACTAATTAGTCGAGACTATAGCGACAATATAACATCACATAATTGTTGTTAAGCGTAAGTGACGGGCCGGTATAATGCAATTCTCCGTTTGACAAGATAAGGAGTGCCGCCCCAACAATTGACGGCGTCGGTGAAACGGTTGTCCACGCAGCAGTTGCAGCGCGGAGCGTTGACGTGGGACGCGCAGCGGTCGGCAATACTGCAATCAACAAGCTTGTCCCCGACACCAACCGCACCATGCCGCGCAGTTCAACAGTATTATCGGCGTATATTCGATACGCCACTGCTGGGTCGCCAGTAGTAGAACTCATATCCGACCAATTGCTTGCAAGTGAAAAGGTTGTCCAGTTAACTTTTTTCCTGATGACTCCACGCACGCGCACATCGCCATAGACATCAATCGATCCCGCCGCGCCACCGGATACGGTGGGAGTACCGCCGAACCCGACATGACCGGATGAGCGTGGAACGTATAAAATATTATGCCGGCCTGTATTATCGTCATTACAAGAAAAGAGAGCAAAATTACTTCCCGCTGCATTTCCGGTTTCTGCATCTGGCGTAATTCGAACAACCCAGCGATACGAGAATGTTGGGGAATTAGCATTTGTATTCGTAGTACCGAACACGAAATCACGAGGTTGACCCTCCGGCCCGCCAAATTTTAACGCAGTATATTGGTTGTCAAATGACGAAATAGTAGGATTTCGATGAAGTTGTATTACCGAAACGTGAGGAAAAACGGTAAGAAATCGTGATGACAGCCCGCCGAAAGTAATTCCTCTTCCTAATCGTTCAAACGAAAGAAGGTCTTGCAAAACATTATTTGTATTGTCATAGGAGCGAAAAGTTACGTCGCTATTTCCGTCGAGAAAAAACTCAAACCTGCGAAAAATAGTACCTAAAAGATAGTTATTGTTTGATTGGCCGAAAGAGAACGAAACGGTTTTAGTGCCTTGCGCGTAAAACGAAACTTCTGTGTCTGTCGCTAGTGGCGGTAGTGTAATATTGTTCGATAGTTTTGGATGGCCAAAAAAGAACTTTGTTGCATAAAAATAGATTAAGTGGTCTGCTGTATTCGCAACTTTGAACAAAATATGACCAAAATCTCCGGGGCCTGCGGTTGTTAACGTAGAGGCTCCGATTAAAAAATCTCGCACCGGGTTAGGAGGCATCATTCTTGCTAAAATAGAAACTGCTGGAATTGTCGATTTTCCTGCTGTTACCTGAGAACTATCAATATCCAGCCATGTGTAATCAGAAGGAAAATAAAAATATGCACCGTTCCCACCAATAATTAGATTAACATCGCTCCCTTTAAACTCTACTGATTGTGTTATCGTCGAAAAATTAACAACATCTACATTAGAACTATTAATAAGTCTAAATGACGTATTATCAAAAACAATGCGCGGATTTGATGTATTCGTTTGAATTAGAGACCCCGTAATAGTTGCTGCATTAATTGATACGCTGCTAATTGACCCCGCAGTAATCGTTCCTAAATTTGCCGAAATCGCGCTTAACGTTTCACCGGCAATATCATCAGATTGCACGAGCGATCTCGGATAAAACTCGCGAATGGTGTAACTCGCGGATGTATTCCGCATCCCTAACCGCACAAATCGACATTGTACCGGCGCAGAAAGCCTAATTTTTACAATTCCACTCACCGAAACTGCGCCACTTTGCGCCGTCGTCTCGCTTGTTGTTGACGACGCCGGCACCCACACCCCGGCGCTCACCGATCCGCCGTGATACCACGTCCACGTTGACCCGTCGAGCGACGTGCCGAGATAGATTGAAACAGATGCGCTTGTTGCTAACGTTGTGGTTTGATGACGAATTTCACGATTATGATCCGCCTCGATCCATCGCCACGTGGTCGATGACGCATACGTAATTCCGCCGCTTGTCAAATTGCTATCTTTCAACGCCGCAAGCGCCGATTGTGACGAGTTGACACTATCACGGTAGGTCACACCTTGTCGCAAATCCTGCACGAATTGCGAAGCGTTGGTGAGTGAAACACTTGTGCTATAACTTGACCACGCGCCGGCTTGTCCAAACCGATCCACCGCCCGCACCCGCGCATCGATTGATCCGCTTTGTGATGTCTCGAATGTATACGTCGTATCAGTAAGCGAAAACACGCCAACGCTGACGCTGTTGACACGAACATCTAGTTCGTAGCGCAACAAATCCCGCGCTGTGCTTGGCGACCACGAGAACCGGCATGACGAAAAAAATCCTTGCACGCTCGGCGCGGTCAACGTCGGCGGCGCAGTGTTGGTTGCGGTCGTCGCCGCCGCCGTGCTTAAACGATTAAACGGGTCAACCGCAACCAACGAAATCGCTAACGACGCTGCCGCATTCCCGCCGTGCTCCTGTTGGTTCTGTGCGAAACTATAGACAAATCGATCAACTTGCCCAACGTTACGCGCAACACTGTCAACCGTCAATCGATATGTAACGCCAGAAACCCGCGACCACGAGATCACGCAATCAGCCTCTGCCGTTCCGTTGTCCAACGCCCAACTTGTTGTCAACCCAGATGGTTGCGCAGGCAACGGTGCAGTGGTGTTGATCGTCGCTGCACCGGATTGTTGGTTCAGAGCATCAACCGCACGCAGACTGATCGAGAGCGTCGGCGACGGCGTGCCGCCATGATCGATTGCGTTCTGCTCTAACGTGTACACGTAACTATTGGTATATCCAATGTTGCGCGTGACACTATCTACCGTGAGACGATAGTAATCGACATCCGCGGTATTCCACGTGATCGTGCACAACCCGCCATTCCACGATACGGAAAGACCAGTAGGCGTTGAAGGCGCGGAAAGAACGAGGTTGATCGAAACTGTTGATCCAAAAATATTTGACGTATTCCTTGTTGTCAGCTCAACTATGACATTGCTGTCATACGATCCGCCGGTATCCGCCGCCTGTTGCGCTCGCGTCCACACATACCGCCCCGCAACGGCGTAGGCTTCGCGCAACACCGGCCCGCTCGGCGAAGCGCGAATAATAATTCGTGTATCTTTGTAGTTTGGTGATGCCGGTGGCGTCCATGTTATCGTCAAGTCGCCGGTTTTACCCGACCATTGCCCTTGCGCATTTGAGACAGCAGCCGGTGGTGTAGTATCCGTCGCCGTGATCGCAGAGATCGACGCCGACCACTCAGACTGTTGCCCAGCGATCCGCGCTGCAACGCGATAATAGATCGTCGTTCCAGTCGGCAGCCCGTCAATCGTTATCGATGGTGTTGGAGTGGCAACGGTGACCGCGTTGACAAAATTGCTTTGCGTTGACCATTGCACGAGATATGTTTCGGGCGTGCGACTATCTGCATTTTGCCAACTCAGTTCTTGCGCCGCCGTTGGCGTCAAATGCGAATAAACAATATACGTAGCGCCAGCGGTCAAATGAATCGGAACCTCAACTACCGATGTTAGTTGGGTTGAAAAACTTTGATTTCTCGCGCCTAATAGTGACGCTTGACGCGGGTCTTCTTGTTGGTTTTGCTGATCAATTCTGCGAATTGGCGTATTTTTCGCTGGCATATTATAATGCTCCTAGCCATTCAGCGACATAATATAATCGTTTTCCGCGCACAAAATAGAGCGATCCGGTCGGCGTCGCCTTCAAAGTGTCAAAATATAACATTGCGCTTTGCGCGGAACTGCCGGAAAGCAACGATGTTTCGACCGAACCGCGCCATTGGATCGGATTATTTCCGTCTTTCGGCTCGTACTCCAACGCCCCGCGCACCAACTGCGCTTGCTCGCCATACACAATGATCGCTTCTCCAACGCGAAACGCCGAATGCGGCTGTACCGGCTCAACATAATCAAAAATAAACTCATCTTTTGCCGTCCGCGCTGGGCTGGCGTACTGTCGTTGCCAATAGGACGTTGTGTTCGTATACGCCGAACGAATGTTTGCAGTTGCTGTGCGCAACGCTTCAAACTGTGATTTTAGCGTCGCGTATGTCATTGGTTGTCGTGGCAACCATTCCGGCAACGACGGTGGCGGAATAACCGGCGCGATCATGGATACATCCGTAATCGTGACAAAATTAGGGCTGACCGTATTTGCCGGCGCAGTTTTGGTTTGACGAATGTCAACAATGCCGCGATCATTCGCCGCCACCGCCGTAATCGATCCGACGATCTCAAACGAATGTACGCCTATGGTTGTCGGGATTGGCCATGTTGCGATCTGGTTATTGTTAACCAACACATCAATACTTTCAGTCTGTCCTCCTTGCGTCACGACCACATGCCCGCGCACGCGCAATTGCGTATGCGTCGATGGGCGAACAAATGATCCAATCCAGCGAATACGGTCAATTCTGTTTGTTACATTGCCTTGCTCACGGTGCAGGTACGGGTTGACTGGTCGAATGTGCATCCCGTAAGCCTGCGTGAGCCAAAGTAGTTGATTAGTCAAATTGTTTAACCGCGTCTCCGTTACATCGCCAAACGCGGCCACGGACGGGTACGACCATTGCGGAGCAATCGGCGAGATCGATACCTCTCGCACAAACACATCGGGCCAATTTGGCGACGGGTTCGGATACCCGCCCGGCCCGCGTGATGTGCTTGTCAGCGTTATGTCAATCGGTACAACGGTAAGATCGGGATAGTTGCCGGAAATTGTAAACGTGTTAAGCCCCGCAACCGGTGTAAAATCGGTCGTAGTATTGTCAACCCGCACGCGCACCCGATCCCCCGACAGCACCGAACCTGTCCAATCGACCGCAATAGTGATTGTTGTCGCCGATGATCGCCATGTGACCGCCCCGCGCCAGATCAGCACCGGATTGCGTTGGAATGACCACGGCCAAAACGAGACATGCGAGCAAAACACCGAAAGCGGCATGCGTTGCACCGCGTCAAGCCGCAAAACAGCTTGGCGTAACAACTCGGCTTTATGCGCGCTCACTGGCTCGTCGGTGCGCCACGATGGAAACGACAATCCGCCAAGAATACCTGCCATATCAATACCCCAATGTGCGAGTAGTTGTGTTTGAAACAATCTGGCCAACAACAAAAAGATCAGAAATCTGCGGCAGACCTGACAGCGGCGTTACTGAAACATCCATCCACGAATTGGCATCGTTTGCGATATACTCGATCACGCACCGTTCATCAGTGTATCCCAGTGCGCTTGACGTGACACTAACAATTTGCCCAACCGTGCGATCCACATCGGACACGCATCGCCGCAACGTAACCGATGGCCGAGCAACGCCGTAGAGATCGTTCAACAGTCGAGCTAGACCACGTGCATGCAACTCATTTTGCACATACGGGTTATCTTCCGTTCGCAGTTCGCGACTGGTGATCGTCGTCGGCGTTCGCGCCGCGCTCGCGGTTCCCTCCTCAATCGCTAGAACAACTGTTCCATACGCTCGGATCGCGGTAATGATCACAGGCTCGTTGCTTGGATTAGTCGCAGTTAACGTAATAGTATGCGCAACCGCCTGTACCCCCGACTGCTGGATCGAAACCGCCGTGCCCGATACTGTTGACGCTGCGTCAATTTCGATGCGCTCTAGGTTTAAGATCGGCTCGGTCGAGTCTAATTGCAATTGCAAAGATTGATTAGGTAAAAGATACCGCGCCGTGATGTCGTTGTAACACTCAACTACGCCTGATACCCCGCGCCGAACGTATCGCACCGTGATTGCCGACGGCACATCTTCCCACGAACGCCGTTCTTCAATCGTTTGATACAACCCGCGATTTTGTGCAATCCGCTGCGCCGCCGTCAACGCCTGATCCGTCCACCCATAGACTGCTGATCCTGATGTCGCATGCACCACCGACCGCACCCGAACAACGCCGCCTTCATCCTGATAGATGATCGAACCAACTGCTCGACATAAACGAGCAATGTCATCCCACGCATTTTCGCCGTCGAGCCATGACCATTCGGGCGTCAATAACGAAGATGTGCAATCGTAGTACCATGGCGCGGTTGGGTAGGCAGCTTGTTGTTGTAGCGGTCTTCCACCAGCGCGCCACAATACTTCATTAATCATCCCCGCGCTATACGAACTGTTGTTCGGGTCTTCGATACTCGTGCTTGTCGTTTGCGTGTGCGGCGAGCGGTTGCGCCGCACTGGAATGCGGATCGTCTGCGCGGCGATTGCCGCCGCCACGCCCTGACAATTCCACGCGACCGCCGACGGCGACGGCGCAATTCGCGAAATCGATGTCACATACCCGACAAATCGCCGAATAGTTGTCGTTGAAACTAATCCATACGAAATACGTACCGGAGCGAACGCGGGAATTGTTGACAATGTTGCGTCAGATAACGTGATCGTCGCTGTCGGTATCGCCCCCGCGCCAAGATCGAGCGCTTTCGGCAGTTGCGATTGAACACGTGTTCCGACAACATGTTGCGACACGTCAACCCACGCCGAACCGTTCCACCATTCAACCGTGATGGTCGGTTGCAGCACATCCGCTTCTAATTGCGCTCGCGTTGGCGCTGCCATAAATCAAACCTCTTTGACTGTAACAGAAATCACGTATCTTCGTTCGGTCGTTGACACATTTCGGTCTACTGCGTACTCGATCCGATCCGTCACGACAGTTCGTGTCACATTCAGTTCATCAGTATGTGTGTAACTTGTATTTGCCGGATGAGCATTCAGCCACGTTGTCAGATCAGCTTCGGAAAGATCATCGTGTTCATACGAGATGATCTCTTTCACACCGCGAAAAACACGGCGCAACATCCCCGACGCCATCCGTTCGTCTTCGACTACGAGTTCGCGATCATGGCGAATCGAGGTTGTCACTGGATATAGTGTAAAACCATTACTGACAATATTCGCTCGACCCATCGTAAACACCCCCGAAAACAGCGTTTTTTTGTCAAATTACGCGATTTTTTGCGATCTTGGACAAACGTTTGTCAAACGTTTTGGCTGATCTTGCACGATCTCGTGTAAACCGATACCGAAAAAGCGCATCCTGATGCGGTAAAATAACGACTTCACAGAACGGCTCAGAAATGATTTACACCATTTTGCGCAACGTATCATCAGACCGCGCATCTGCAACCGCTCATAGCCGCTTGTGCAACGTCGCCATTTTTCCGCACCAGAATGCGATAAACCGAGTGTAACATAATCTGAACGTTCGAAAAAACACTTTACACGTACTCAACATAATTATACAGTCACCGGCGATGTCAATCGCAGCCGCTCAACCGCTGCTTGCACATCGCGTAACGCTTGTTCGAGTTTTGTGACCGCGACAGAGACTGACATGTCAAATAATTGTGATGACGATGGTTGCGCCGGCACGGATGGTGTCGTATTTACAGAAGGCAACACCGAAATCGTCGCGCCAATTCCCGCACCCGTCGCACTCACCAATCGCGCTTGTTCACGTAACGCTTCATTGGTTTGTAAAATCGCTTGTCGTTTCTGTTCTTCTTTTGACAGAATAGATGTTGTGTTCTCTTGATATTGCTGCTCTAGTTCTTGCAGCGCAATTCGTTGTTGTTCGTTGATCGATCCTTGCCCGCTTTTAATTTGTTCTAATTTACGTTGTTCTGCTTGACGATATAACTCATCAACACCACGTAAATATGCTGCTTCATCCGCTTTTCCTTCCGCCTCCGCTTCCGCTATCTTTTTCTGCCGTTCCGCCTGCGCCAAAATGATCCGCGTTTGTTCTTGTAAATATTTTTCAGCAACATCACCGCCAAGCGATGCGGCAATACTTGCGGCTTCTTGCATTGCAGCTTCGTATTGCGCGCTTAATTGCTGCCGGAGATTTTGATCTTGAATTTGACCTAATCGATCATAGAACTGCGCTCGTCCTTCCACCTGCGCATCCGCAAATGAAAGCAACGCAGTTTGCGCTCGTTGCGCATAATCTTGTTGAATTTGCAATAGTCGCGCTTCGTACCGTTCGGTCTGTTGGATAATTTGCTGCTGGACGCGCTCTAATTCTTTCTGTTCTTGCGTGACTTGCTCAACGTTTGGTGATCGTGACGCTCGACCACCGCCTCCGCCGCCGCGTCGCTTTGCTGCACGTTGCGCCTCCTCCTCTTTTTGCCGCTCTAATTTCCGTTGGGCGTACAACCGTTCGCGTTCTGCTTTGCGTTCGTCGATCATTGCGGTACGGGCCGAATTGATAGTTCGCTGCTGTTCCGCTCGTGCCCGCGCTGCTTCCAACTGCCGGTACGCATCGATAAGACTGTAGACCGTTTGTTCTTCTAACCCGTACTGTGCGACAATTGTTTGCACCACTGCGGACACATCGCCGCTTGCGGCTGCGGCACTTTTGATCGCTTGTTCAAGCTGCTCTTGTGCATATTTCAATCTTTCACTTTCCACCTTTGCTTTGATCTTTTCCGCCGCAAGATCAGACATGGTTTCTGCCTGCAACCGCGCCGTCCGTTCCGCTTCCGCTTGCGCGAACGTTTGTGCGTCTTCCGCAATCGCAAGGTGCGAGGTGACTTCAGCTAAATATTGTTTTGCATCCGTCAGCGCATTGGCACTTTCGGTATACGTGACAATTCCATTCTTGTCGATCTGTAGTTGCACGCCGAATTGTTGCGCTTTCGCAATAGCTTCATCAAACGCGGTTCCTTGCGCCAACAACGCTTGCAGATACGTGTATTGCGCTTCGGTTAGTTGCGGGAGCAACTGAGCAGCGAGGACAAATCCGCTCGAATTATATTGCGTGATCGCCGCATTCGCTTGCTGCACCGCCGCGACATATTCCTGATACGTTGTCGCAGATGTCGCGATTTGTTGCGCGACTTGATCGATCATCGTCGGCGCGCCGCTGAAACGATTAAGCAATTCAGTCAACGCGACGGTTGCGGGGGCTAACGCTTCCGACAGAAACGATCCAATTTTGAGTTGCGCTTGCTCGACCGCAGCGCCGAACGCGACATACGTCTGCGCAGTCGTGTTAAGTCGCTCGCTCAACGTCTCCGCCGTCACGCCTTGTTCGGCAAGCAATCGTTGCACGCCGACCAAAATATCACCGCCGTTTTGTGCTTCTTGTAACAATTGACGGATAGCTTGACGCGGCAGATTAAATCGCTCAACAATTGACGTAATATCACCGGCGAGCAATTCGGAGAGCGAGAATGACGCGCCAGCGAGACCTTCGCCGGGATTGACGACCGATAATAATTGCGCCGTTTTCAGCAAATCTTGCAATGACGCGCCGGTTCGTTGCGACAGCATGACAAAGTTTTGCATCACGTTGATATTTTCTGCCAACGTGCCGCCAAACATTGCCTGATTGCGCGTTGCTAACGCCAGCGCCTGATCAGCAATTTGCGTAGTTTTTGACACGGCGCGTAATGACGCTTCCGCCTGCTCGACGCTGTTCGCGAGCGACATCATTTGTTGCGCGCCTTGCGCCGCTGCTTGTAATCCTAGCCCGATCCCTAACGCGCCGAGGGTATTTTGCAGCACGTCGGCAGTTGACGTAAGCAACCGCATGCCACGCGACAAGCTCTCGGTCTCTTTCGCCGCATACTGTTGCATGCGCACAAGTTGCGCCTCAGCCGAAATCACTTGCCGCGTTCGTTCGGTCACGCCGGACAGTGCTTGCTGCAAAATCCGAGCTGCGCCAGCATAATCCCGCGACGCCGCCGCAAGCCGCGCCTCCGCTTGCGCCGTCTTGATCACCTCATCTTGTTGCCGACGCAACGATTGCGCCACTTGCGATGACGCTTGGTTAGTTGACGATGCAACATTCTGAAATGAGGATGACAGCGACGATTGCAACGCCTGCGCCGACTGTTTGCCGATCTGCTCCATTTCACGCAGGCGTTTGACCGCTTCGGCGACATCGACGGTGATGTCAACGGATAAGGTTGCGGCTTGAATAGTGCTCATTGCAACGTTCTCGATAGTTTGGCAGCGCGGCGGCCATCAATGCCACGCTTCATCGCCCGCACTCGCAACTTGCCGCGCTCGATGGGTTCTGCCGACGCGATGGAATGGGCTTGGTCAACAATTCGTTTCCAACGCAACGAAACGATAGCACGCATTAGGTCTTCGTCAGACCACGAGAAGACAACATCCGGCGACAGATCGGTTTGTTGACATAAGAGATATGCCCAATCCACCGCGCCGGATGCGTAACTCGTCAAAATAGCTAGTTCACGATCAAAATCGTTCATGGTTCATTCATTGTTCGTTGCTTCTCTCAGCAATCGTTCCAACTCCGCTTCGACTAACGCCGGGTTCCATTTCGCGATTTCTTGCAGCATGCGATACATATCGAGTACCACATCAGCATTCCATTGTTCAATAATTTCTGCTGGTAAATTGGGCGGATCAACAATGCCGCGCCGTAACTCCTCGATCATTTGCTTATGCTGATCGATTTTCCCATCTGATTGCGTTGCTGCCAGTCGCGCTTCATGGCGTTGTTTGAGTGTCAACGCTTTTAGCTTGACGCCCTTCCGTTTCCCATCCGCCGTTCGCCATTGCGCAACCTCGTATGGCCACACGGCGCACCCGTCTAACACAGCCGCTTCACTTCTCGTAATTGTGT